ACCGGTAGCTGCAGAAAGAATGAGAGATAAGCTAACAGAAATTAAAACACTACTAGGATACGGCGGGTCAGAAGTCTTTCCAAAACAAATTCAATTAAAATCAGCAGACGACACAGGTAACTTTTTAAACTTACCATACTTTGGTGGTGAAGATACTACACGTTATGCATTTAGAGCAGATGGAGAAGCTGCAACACTAGAAGAATTTTACACTATATATAGTGAGATAAAACAATCTGATATTACAAAAATTAAAATAGAAAGACCTAAGTCTGAATATGATGATGCACCACCATGTATAGAATTAATGGCAATAAATAAAATACCAGAAGGTGGACGTAACAATTCTATGTTTCATTTTGGTGTATACGCAAAAAAGAAATGGCCTGCGGAATGGAAAAGTAAAATGACATTGTTTAATGCAACAGCATCTACAATACCGTTGAGTGAATCTGAAGTAGAAATAATTAAAAGACAACACGATAAAAAAGATTGGGGTTACAAATGTAATGATACACCTATGTGTAACCTGTGTGATAAAAAATTATGTAGAGAAAGAAAGTTTGGTATTGGAGAAGAAATAGTATTTCCTGCACTAACTGACTTACAAAAAATTAAATTAGAAAAGCCATATTATTACCTTAATGTTGATGGAGAAAGACTACATTTAGAAAACGTAAAATTTTTAAAACAACAAAGTTTATTTCAAGAAGCGTGTATGGAACAGTTAGATTTTAAACCACCAACAGTAAAACCAAAAGACTGGGACATGATAATAAATCCACTGATGAAGAATCACGAACCAATAGATCCACCAGAAGGTGTAACTACTCAGGACCAATTACAGAATCATTTAGAAGAATATTGTTTAAATAGACAAGTATCTACAGACAAAAACGATTTGAAAAAAGGTGGTGTGTGGACTAACGAAGGTTTACACCATTTTGTTTTTGATAGATTTTATAATCAATTTTTAATTAGAAAACGTTGGGATATAAACTATCAACGTACAGCGCAAATGTTAAAAGAAGCATGTAACTGTGATGACAAACGAATAGGTAAAGAAAGAATTTCTGTATTTGTAGTAAAACAGTTTGATAAAAAAGAAGACAACTACAATCAAAAAGAATTAAAACCAAAGGATATATTTTGAGAACAATAGTATTAGGACCACCAGGCACAGGTAAGACTACAACTTTGCTAACAAAAGTTGATGACTATCTTAAACAAACTGACCCGGACAAGATAGGTTACTTTGCATTTACACAGAAAGCTGCGCACGAAGCAAGAGACCGTGCAATGAAACAATTTAATTTAGAAGAAGATGACTTACCATACTTTAGAACACTACACTCACTAGCATTTAGAAAACTAGGATTAAAAAAAGATCAGGTTATGCAGCCCAGACATTACAAAGATCTAGGTAAGAAGTTAGGTTTTCCTGTAACGTATGCGGACTATCAAGAAGACCAAGGTGGTATCTTTACATCAGACAGTGAGTACTTAAGAATTATACAACTCGCACAACTACGAAACATTACACCAGAACAACAATTTGATTTACAAGAACACACGCAGGACCTGGAGAGAGATCAACTTAGAATCATACACAATGAGTTAGCAAGATATAAAAAAGAATATAACTTAATAGATTTTAATGACATGATATTAGACTTTGTAAAGTCTGACTTATCACCAAAGTTTGATGTAGTATTTATAGATGAAGCTCAAGATTTATCACTAATGCAATGGGACATGACAAAATCTATTTGGAATAAAACAAAAGATTCTTTTATTGCAGGCGATGATGACCAAGCAATTTTTAGATGGGCTGGTGCGGATGTAGATTCTTTCATAGCATTAGAAGGACAATACTTACCACTAACACAATCTTATAGAATACCAGCTAAAGTACATAGTTTAGCAATGGGTATAATTAATAAAATTAGAAATAGAATTGATAAAACATGGGAACCTAGAGTTAGCCAAGGAAATTTATACAGGCATTTTGATATAGAAAGTATTGATATGTCAACAGGTGACTGGTTAGTTTTAAGTAGAACTAGACATATGTTAAATGATTTAGAAGAGTCTTTGTACAGGAAAGGATTATTTTATTCTAATAAATATAAACGAAGCAGTGAAAAAGAATTACATCAAGCAGCTACATCATGGGAACAATTAAGACAAGGACAGTTAGTGTCTTACAAAGAAATAGAAAATATGATTAAGTTTATAGGACCAAAACATTGGCACGCTAAAAAAATAAAAGGTATGGCCAAAGGATCTTTTTATGGCATAGATCAACTTGTAAAAGATTATGGTTTACAAGTTAAGACAGTTTGGTATGAAGCATTTGACAACGCAGGGCAAACTAAGGTAAACTACCTACGTAAGATGAGAAAGAATGGAGAAAAATTAAACGAGAGACCTAGAATTGAATTATCTACTATACATGCAGCTAAAGGTGGTGAAGCAACAAATGTTGTGCTATTAACAGATCTTACAGAAAATACTATGAGAAGTTATGAAAGAAATCCTGATGACGAGAATAGATTATTTTATGTAGGTGCAACAAGAACAAAAGAAAATTTACATATAATAGAACCAAAAAAATATGAGAAAGGTTATTTGCTATGAACCCATACGACAAACAAATTGCAGGATCTCACTATCAAGGATTTAAAATTCAGCCTAGTAAATTTGTAATAGAAAACAATATGTTATTTCCGGAAGGTTGTGTTATAAAATATATTTGTAGGCATCCTCACAAAGGCAAAAAAGAAGACTTACTTAAGGCAATACACTTTATAGAAATGATTATCGAAAGGGATTATAAAGATGCAGATACCTCTATTTAAACCACAGACAGAATGGTTACCACCAGAATCTTTTCCAGACTTATCTAAGTATGATGAAATTGCAATTGACTTAGAAACTAAAGACCCAGACCTAATGAAGATGGGGTCAGGATCTGTAGTTGGTAAAGGCGATGTTGTAGGAATTGCAGTAGCTGTAACAGGTTGGTCAGGTTATTATCCTATTGCTCACGAAGGTGGTGGAAACATGAGTCGAGCAAAAGTTTTAAAATGGTTTCAAGGTGTACTATCTACACCAGCAACAAAAATATTTCACAACGCCATGTATGACGTATGTTGGATTAAAGCGCTCAGTCTAAGTATCAGCGGTCGTATTGTGGACACGATGATTGCATCGGCCCTTGTTGATGAAAATCAAATGCGCTATGACTTAAACAACTGTGCTAAAAGATACACCGGTAAAACAAAAAGTGAAAGTGATTTATATCAAGCAGCTAAAGATTGGGGTGTTGACGCCAAGGCAGAAATGTATAAACTACCTGCCATTTATGTAGGTGCATACGCAGAAAAAGATGCAGAGATAACATTAGAACTTTGGCAAGAGCTAAAGAAAGAAATTTTACACCAAGATATAGAATCTATTTTTGATATGGAGACTGAGTTGTTTCCTTGTCTTGTTGATATGCGTTTCCTAGGGGTGAAGGTAGACGTGACAGCAGCCAATCAATTAAAAAAAGAACTAACCCAAAAAGAAGAATCACTGCTACACCGAGTGAAAAAAGAAACAGGAGTAGACACTCAGATATGGGCTGCGCGATCGATTGCACAAGTCTTTGACAAGTTGAAACTAGACTACGATAAAACTGAGAAAACATCTGCACCTTCCTTTACTAAAAATTTTTTACAGAATCACCCCCACCCAACAGTGAAACTAATTGCCCAGGCTCGTGAAATAAACAAGGCCCATACCACTTTTATTGATACCATATTGAAACATTCTCACAAGGGTAGAATTCATGCTGATATAAACCAATTAAGATCAGATAATGGCGGAACTGTGACAGGCAGATTCTCGTATTCAAACCCAAATTTACAGCAAATTCCAGCTAGGAACAAGGACCTCGGACCTTTGATTAGGGCCTTATTTGTGCCCGAGGAGGGCCATACATGGGGTTGTTTTGACTATTCTCAGCAAGAGCCTAGGCTGGTAGTGCATTATGCAGCTTTACAGAATCTCTATGGAGTGGGCGATGTATTGGATGCGTATCGCGATGGCGATGCAGACTTTCACACGATCGTTGCTGATATGGCAGAGATACCTAGATCACAGGCCAAGACAATTAATCTTGGTCTGTTCTATGGTAT